TAAATGCGCATTTCGCTCTGGGATGTAATTTACTTCTGCACGCATTCCCTTTAGGGTAACTGTTCCAGCAGAACCTTTGTGGAAAGCTGTAGCATACCATTTGTCGGTATTCTCAGTACCACCTGAAGTTCCACCAGCAGTGTTAACGTACGGTGCATAATAATTTGCGCCTTGTCCGGGTTCAACTCCACCAAAGTAGAGAGGCTTACCTGAATCATCCATTGCAGCTTTATTTAAGCCACCAAAGTCTTTTTGTACTTTGCTAGCAATAACTTCAAAACCTAAGTAGTTGAATGATTGCTGACCTTTTGCTCTATCACCAGTTGTGTTAAAGTCGCGACTTAAAGCTGCGTCTGAATTAATTAGCTGATAAAACTCGAAAGGACGTAAGCACAATACACGCTCAGTTTGAGGAACTGCCAAGTCATCTAACTTAGCTGCTATTTCTTCAATCATTGCCAACAACTCTGTAGTGCTTGCAAACTTTGCTGTAGCGCTGAAATCATCACCGTGAGTGTGTTTGTGGAAAGTTGTAGCATTCTTAGCCATAACAGCTAGAAGCATTGCGTCATGCTGTGTAGCCATGGCCGCACCAGATTGCTTAGCAAGAGAACCACGAATGTCGTAGTGAGACTTGAACTCGTCAAGTTCATCTACTAATTGAGCAGCGTAAAGAAGCTTTTCAATAGTTATGATTTTCTCACCAGAAGCTGCGCTAGATGCTGCACCACTTGCAATGATGTCAGAACCCGGAGCATGCAACTTTGCAGTCTCTGAGCTATAGGTAGGAAAGGATGCTGATTTGCCTGAGGCGATTGTTCTCGCCATCAAACGATTAGAAATTTTTGATGCTTCTTGATAACTTAGAAGCACCTCGCCACCATACACTTTCAAAAAGTTCGAGTGGCCTTGGTCGGTAACTGCTATTGCCATATTTAAACCTCCGTAGGATTAGACAACTAAAGCCTGAGTTAAAGGCTGGAAAGTGAGATTAGTTTTACCTATCTCGTTAGTAAAAAACAAATGAACACACTCTCGAAGTTGTCTCAACACGCTGGCAATCGTAACTGCTTTAGGGAGGCTTGCGTTAAGGTTCATTGATTTAGAAGTTTGATTTTTCTGCTTTACGAGCAACTGCTGCTCGATAAGCTGGGTCTGATTCGTAGCGAGGGTCACGCATATCATGAATCATTTGTGCGTGAGACTCATAACCACTTTGTGTTTTAGAAATCGCATCTGCTTTAATTAGATTCGATTGCTGTCCAGATGATTTCATTCTTGCATCTAGATTAGTAACAGCAAATTTAATTTCATCTATTTTGCCGTTATCAATTATATTATTGAATGTACTAATTTCTTCCTTGCTTAAATTATCTGATGCCCACTTTTGTAGTGACTCATAGTTTTCATTACCACCAACAGATTCAACAACTGTATTCATATCTGCTTGAACAGCCTGTTGCTCTAGTTGGTAAATTCTTTCCACCATAGCCTTTGGTATTCCGGCGTTTTCAAACTTTGCTATTACATCGTCGTTTAATTCACCGGCAGCTAGTAGTTCATTGTAGGCAGCTTCAACATCTTTATTTGCTGGAGCTTCATTAACCTCTTCTTTTTCTTCTTCTGCTTTAGGTTGTTCCTCGCTAGGAAGCTTTACTTCTTGAGGCTCTTCTCTAGAATGTAATTTTTTCTCTAGCTCTTGATAGCCTTTTACCAAATCATCTTGAGTATCAAACTTACCTAGTATCTTTTCAGGTTGATTTGCCTCTTCTTCTTTGGCAAGAAATTCCTTATCAGCTTCACTGAAAGCTTCTGAGGGTGGATTTGTATTTATATAAATAGAATTAGTATCTTCACTCATTTTCTTGTAATGCGCTTTGCGCTATTTGTGGTGCTACTTTTTCAGCTATCTTGCCTTCTTGCTCTTGTTGCATCATGGCTGATTGCTGTTCTTGTAACTGTTGTTGAGCCATCATAGCCGCTTGTTGTTCCATAGCTATTTGCTCATCTGTTTTAATAATGCTTTTCTCTACACCAATAGCTCTAGCTATGCTGCTAATTAAAACATCTTGATTTACTTTTTTAGCAAACGCCTCTGGCGCTAGCTGTTGTGACATAGCAACAAACTGTTGAAGTCTTTCTAAGTCACTGTTTCTTCCTAAAGCTGTTAAGCCAACAGATATAATTAATTTAATTTCTTTTGGAAGCTCTGGTATTTTACCTTCCTGAGTTAACCTACTTATCATAATGTGAACTAAAGGTCTCATGAACTCACTCGACAACATTGCATATGTTCCAGCAAGAACTTTCTCTAATGAGTTTACTAATGCGTTAATTTCTGTAGCAGTAGTTCTTCCCCCAGCTGGCAAAGCATTGTCCAATAAATTAAATGCAAAAGATAAACGTCGCTCTAGATTTTGAACAGTTTGAAAAGCAACTGACATATCAGAAGATTTGTTTACTTGTAATGTAGTTACATCTGTAGCATTACCATTAATAACATCTCCGTTCTTTGCTTTAGCTAAAGCCTTGGCTCTAGTTAGCGAAGCCGGGTTTACCATGAAAACAGATTTAGCAGAAATAGCTGCGCTTTCGACGATACTCTTAGATAAAGATTCTAATGAAGACAGGTCTCCAATTAATGATTCAACATAACTTCTACCGTAAGATTCTCCAGTAACTTTAGTTAATCTTAAAGGTAAGAATGGCAACAAGTCCAACTTAACATAAGACTCAGTTCCTTTTATTTTTTGCTCATCTATTGTCTGATAAATGTAATACTCATCTTCTTTTCTTTCAATGCATGTAAATAAATTTATTTCTTTATCGTCATCCATTTCATCAGAAGGAAGTTCAACGTCAAGAGTTTGCTCAGCAACTTCTCTGTTAATCATTTCCTTTACATGTATCTGAAGTATGTTTCCCTCTATGTCTCGCTTGCAAACGTAGTCTTCTAAAGAATAAGCTCTAACATTTCCATCTGGTTGAACATATACTAAACAGTTACCAGCAATAATTAAATTCTTTAATACATCAAATATAATTGGCCTTAAGTTTTTATCTTCTAATTCTTCCAGAACCGTTTTCTCTATTGCGCCTAAGCTTTCGTCAACCTCAGTTTTTATTTGTTTTGCTTCTTCACCAAATTGATTGAAAGCATAATCACTAACAAGTAATCTAAAAAATGGAGTTGATGTTGGAAACAAACTCAACAATAAATTAGAACATATATTGGAGACACCTCTTGAGCCTACGCTTTGATATGGAGTTTGATAATTAGTTGTTGCGTTATCACCTTTATCTCTAATAACAAGTGGTAACGTAAGCTCTGCACAATCGCGTGCTCTGTTTAAAAACAATTCACGTTCTTCTGTTAGCTCTTCATATTTCTTTTTAGACATTAGTAATTAGCTCCTCCCGATATTTTTAAAGATTCTCCACCACCTCTTGTTGAAAGTCTTGGCGCTCCCATTGGTTGTTGTTTTGTTTTTTTACCAGATTCAGTTGGTTGTTTTCTTCTTCCTTTCTCAATAGTTTGCTTATGCATAACTTTTAATGCTTTGTATTTTCTACCAAGATTTTTTAACGACTGTTCTTTTAAGCGGTTGTTTGTTTTCATGTTATTGCTTTTACCACCTGCTCTTCTCCACCTTGGCATAAAATCATCATAAAACATTTTTCTTGCACCTTCAGATAAAGACCTTATGTGCTTATCTAAATTGTGTGCCTTGGCTTCTCTTTCTTGTGTACCCCTACCTATTCCAAGACTTCTGCCAAAACTTTTTAAATCATCTCTAAAACCATAATTATAGTTTACACCATAAGGTGCATTAGGGTTATAAGGCAAATCTCTATAATCTGTGGAGTTAGCATTTCCTATTTTATAATAGGACATAAATGGTGTTTGCGCTCTTCTCTTTCTAGTTTCGTAGCTCATACATTGGCTCCGCCACCTTCAATGCGTAATCTTTTTTTCATACTTTGACTAGCACCGTCATCATCAGCTGATGGTATTTTGTATTCCATTGCTTGTTCAGACTTTCCGAATTTAAGTAGATTTGCTTGCGCTTGTTGCTGCTTCATAGCAAGCTTCGCCTGTTCATCTGCTTGTAAAGCCGCATCTCTCATAGCATCTAATTGTCTAATGCCTCCGTATACTTGACTTGTTGTTCCGACTGCGCTACTAAAAGCCAACCATTCCATTGCTTTCCATTCTGCCATAATTATTTATCCTCATAAATTTGTTTTAAATGATTAACAAGCGCTCTCTTACCGCTATAAAACATTATCTCATCACGACCATCTTCCGGCTTAAAGTCTTTATTAGGCACGACTTTGTTAAGGTACTCTAATAATTCCTTAGCAACATGAGGAGTTTCTATTTCTTTTGGATTCATTATTCTTTTATTAAAAGCGTTTTAAGCGTAAGCGAAAAACGTTTTTAATGATATGATTTAATTCGATAAGCGAAAGAGCGTAATAATAAAAAGTCTTTTTTATTATGCGCTATGAGCGCGATTCTATCTGTCAAAAAAAACTTGTCAAGAACTATTTTTAAAAAGGGAATTATATTTCTACATTTACAAAGTTATAGTGCTGTATATTTTTTATATTTTTTTATTGCAATATGGCGGATACTTAATATAATTAGCGCATGTCTATAAATGAATTGGCTCAACAATATAATTTAGTTGAGGGTAAACAGAATGATTATTACACGATGCATGGTCATCAGTGTTTAACTAAAGCTGGAGCAGACAAAATTGCGAATGCTGAGGAAATTAAAATGGGAGAACCTATAGAAACTGTAGTTCAGGGCTTTCCATTTATTGTATACAAAGCGGAATTTACCCATAAAAAGAGTGGTAAATCTGTTTGGATGAACGCTAGCTGCCGATACGATGGCACTAAAAACACACCGGAAAGAAGTCACAGCCCTGAAATGGCTCTAAAAAGATTAGAAGTTAGAGGCGTAATAAAGGTTATGGGTCTGCATGGTATTCACGGTGATGAGGAATTTACTTCCTATTACAGGCAGCATGGAGTTAACGAACCTATTGAGGGTGCACCAGCTCCAGCACCTGCTCCAGCACCTGCTCCAGCACCAGTGCAACAGCCGCAAGCTCCTGCTGTGCAAGCACTTAGCGCAGAATTTAATGCAGCAAATGTGCAGGAAATGCCTAAAAGTCCAGAGATGATGGGGGGTAATGTGACCCTTCCTAGTGGACATGTAGTTAATGGCCAGACTGAAGGATGGTTTCCGGGAGCTGAAAGGTTGCCAGAAGAATGGAATAACTTGATGGGTAAGTTTGCTGAACTTGGAGTTGGTGATGAGTCAAGACCTTTTGATAGGTCTGAGTTTGAAATAAAACTCTTTGACCATGGGGGAATGTTCGAGAAGAAAGAGAACGGACAGGGTACTGGACAATGGTATCTCCCTAGTGACAAGTACGGTAGCGGCTCTCAAGCCTTTACTTCTATGGCGCAGGGTGTCAGTGAATACAATGGCGCTATTAAATGCTCAGCTAAGTGGGCTATTAGGATTAAGAAGACTTGTGAAGAAGCTTTCGACCAGCTGAAAATGATGGGTGAAACCATGATTAATGTTAGAAATGCTGAAGGCGGAACGTCTATGATTACGTTGATTACTAAAAATTCTAGGGAAGCACTGCCAAATTCAGCCGCTCCACTAGAAGAACAGTTCTCTGATACTATAGAGGCAGCACCCCAAGACCCTGATGTACCATTTTAATGAATGAATGCAAACTATGTGAAGGGGATGGTTGGGTCTACGACAGGTCAGACCGTGAAGAAGGAAGCTCAAAAGAGCATTGCCCATGTAACTATGGAAACTCCGAGATTAAAAAGGATAAGGAAGGAGTTGGGAATGACTCGTAAACAATTAAAGCTATGTAGATTAATTGATGGTTATCGATTGTTAGAGTTTAACCCTACTCAAAAAGAATTAGCTGAATGCTTAAATGTTACCCAGCCAGCAGTATCTGTGATGTTGAGGACACTGGCCAACAAAGGTATTATTGACAAGCCTAAAAATTCAGTTAGGAATATTAAACTTTTAATTGATTTATAATTATGTCAGATAGTCTTTACGCAATGACCAATTCTATGAGAGAAATAAGAGCACTCATAAATAACGGTGAACTCAGCATAGAGGATGCTATGGATTCTATTGAGTCAATGGAGCTACTTATTAAAGAGAAGGCACACAACTTAAGTGCTTTTATTCTTAATGAAGAGTCTTCTGTTGATGAGATGAAGAAGGCAGAAAAAGCTATGGCTGAAAGAAGAAAACTAAAAGAAAAATCTATAAGTAGATTAAAAGAATACTTGCTTGACAGCATGATTAAGAACGGCATTGAAGAATTAGAATGCCCTCAATGGAAAGTTGTCTTACGAAAATGTCCAGAAAGTGTAGCAGTACATGATGCCGAAGCAGTTCCTGACAAATATAAGAAAACAAAAATTACAAAATCGATTGACAAAGTTTCAATCAAGAAAGCTTTAAAGAAAGGAGAGCCTATTGAAGGCGTTACCTTGGAACAAAATAAAACATTAAAATGGTCTTAATATCAAAAGAAATTAAAAAAAGAATTGGCGAATCTGTATATCTATGGAGAGCTAAAAAGAAGTTAAGTAGAAAAGCTGCGGCTGAACTTTTTGGAATGGGCATATTTGCCTTGCAAAGAGTTGAGATAGGTGAGTGTCACTTAAGGGTTTACGATGCCTACAACATAGCTAAAGTCATGGAAATCAGAATAGAAGATTTGATTGAGGAGGAAAGGCTTGAAGCGTAACGGTGTCATTATTGGTATAGACCCCGGAATATCAGGAGCAGCAATAGCTATTGATAAGAACAACAATATAGTTGGCACAACAGTGTTGCCTCATGTTAAGGAAGTTCCTTGCTATAGAAGTAATAAGAAGCGCTCTAACTTTAACTGTTCAAAATTCTTTGAATGGCTTAGTAACTTTGATGGTCAGGTAGATTTAATATGTATAGAAGAGTCACCAAGCTATGGTATGGGTGTAACCTCGGCCTATACTAGCGGTATAAACAACGGTAAACTTCACTCAACTTGTGAGCTGTTTTCCGCAACACAATACTGCGGAATAATGTTTGTTGCTCCTAAAGTTTGGCAAAAGACTTTGTTTGAAAGCCAAGTTAAAGATGGGTGGTCTAAAAGTTTATCTATAGAAATGGCACAGCTAGAGCATGGAGATGAAGAATTTTTTAAGTCTCCTAAGAAATACGCAGATGGTCACGCTGATGCTTGTCATATAGCAAAGTTTGCATCAACAGTTTATGAAGACTATATTAAGCAGTTGGAGAAAAAAGACCTTGAAAAAATGTAATCAGTGCAAGGGTAAAGGATACATTAACTGGGGAGTCTTTAATGAGCTTATAAAAGTTTGCAAAGACTGTAATGTATACAGCCCATGCTATTTCTGTGATACTCCCATGGAACTGCAAAAAAATCCATATCGTAAAGATATTTGTTTTCGTTGTTCTATGAGAGAATTAGGTGAATAATAGTTGACAGCTATTTCCGCTTAATTAAAATATACACTGTGAGAGAACAGAACCTTAGCTCCTAGAGGTTGCGTCTTGGGTATTAT